GGATAATAAAATTAAAACATGAATGAGGTAAAACCTCAATAAATAGGATCACTTCAAGTACTCGGGGGGGCACTCAAGGTGATCGGTTCGTACTCAGCTTCACTGTCGAATAAAACAGTAGTTGAAGGTGAGTCGAACGGCAAGCCACTTTCTTCAAAAAGCTGCTTGCCAAACCAACGTATGGTGTTTATGGCCTTGGCTTTTGCCCATAGCCATGTAAAACGAGGCAATCGCGCAATGATGCGAGCTCCCCGTACCTTACGTGGTGTGATATCAATTGTCTTAGTTAAGACGCTAGAGCCAATACTGACAACCCCCGACCAAAAACGAGAAAACAAGTTCTTGTCAGCAATAGTTTGTTTGGCTGCTTTTAAATTTTCAACTGATACGGTCATTTTAGTGGAAAACCATGACCTGAACCAGGTGCCCAGCCCCAATTCGGGAATGGCAGCTTTTGCTTCTCCAAAGTCCTTCTTGACAGAGCTGGCTGCTGCGGCTGCATAGGACTTACTGGAAGAAGCAATTGCATTCACAACCTTTTTGGGACTTGGTGACTGTTTTGCAAGTTGCTCACGCAGCATCGCAATGCGTGTCTTCTTTATTGGCTTGACATCACAGTCAGTCAATCTTTTGAAAGACTCAGTGACTTGTTGAGCTTCATCACCCCAAACAGCTGAAGTTGTCTTTGAGACACGTTTAATGTAAGCTGTTTTGCTTTCACCTGGCCTCCATGAAGAGAAAATGGAATGGCGCATAGTAGCAATTGACTTGTTTGGACTAGTTCCTTTCATTAAGTCAGCAACTAGGAACCGAGTCCATTTCCGTGCAGCCTCACCACGATTGAATCTAGCTGGCAACTCGGCAAGGCGGACATAGAGCTCTTGAATGATTTTGTTTTTGGACTCCATGTGGTGGTCTTTTAATGCGGCTTCCGCCTGTGCTGCCCAGTAAGATACCTGAGCACACTGCATTTCATCTTCACCATAAAGTTGGCCAGCTTCCTCGGCGGACAATTCACATTCATCGTCAGACACTGTTGTGCGATTTTCAGATGAAAGTGTCAGGTAAATGCTTTTCAAATGTGCAATGCACATCAATTGTGACTGCCTCAGTACTAGGATAAGTTCTTTCTCAGCACAATGCAAGTCATAATAGACCTCAGGGGAGGTTTGGACTGGCTTAAGTGTTTTTGCCTCTTTCGGTGAGGCTTTGGCTTTCGAAACACGTTTGCCATCGGCATTGACATACCCGTATTGCGCCTTTTGGTAGGCAAGCCCCCAATTCACTTCTCGGCATGGGAAAGCCATGTCTTCAAGTTCTGGAGATGATTCCACGTGCAGATCAGTACCCAAGTCAATTGAGGGAGTGGGTGAGAACACAAATCGGTGCATGACTTGTGACCTCTGTTCCCTTGACTTGGCTTTTTCTTTGCCTTTGTACTGGACAGTCTTGAATTCAATATCATCGGCATCAGGCAGTTCTCTGATAGTACCGATCCTCTCATCAGGCTCAGCAGGTTGTGCAGGTTGAGTTGACTGCACTTCTGTTGCAAAGTCATCTTGAAGTTTTGAGAAATAGGTCGTGGCATCCTCATCCTGAATTTTGGATGTTGCTACCTGAGCCATATCCAGAACAGTTCTGTATTTGGTGATCCACTCCTGATATTGATCTTTGACTTCTTTAGGATCATTGTTCAACAACATCTTGGGCCTGCCTTTCGGTAATTTGGGCCAACACTTGGGCATTGTTGACGACAATGATTCAATATAAACTGAAGCACTTAATGGGTCTGCAGTGGCAGCGAAATTCTTCAATGTGCTAATGGCACTTTCACATGAGTCAATAGCGGAGCTATAATCCATGTTAATAACAATACCTTACGGCGACAGTCACTCAAATGAGTGCTGTTTCGTTCCAGTGCTCTCCGGCCGTTTTCTGGATCAGATTAAAGTGAGTTGGTCAATTAATCCTCTTCATCTGGTTGCTTTGATGGCCCAGGGGAGGAATTTCCCCAACCTGAATTCAACAAATCCTCGAGTGATCGAGGAGCCTGAGGGCCAACTTGAGCACCCCTCCTTCTATGCGGGGGGAGGTTCATGTCAGGGTCACTTGTGCTCGCGAGACCAGTCCCACTCATAAGGGAACTAAGTTTGGCACGTGCTTCATCAGTCATAGGTTTCCTCTTAGGAGCCAACCTTTCAGTGGCACCAGAGGTGGTCTTCGGTGCAAGGACATCTTTGGGCTTTGGGTTATCAAAGTAAGCCGCATCCCGCATTGGTTCATCTTCGACAAGGTGAGGCATTGGTGCGATTCTTTTACCGAACCTTCCAGTCTCAATTGTGTCATGCACACCCATTAATGAAAAGATGTCTTCTCTCCATTCACCGCTGGCAGAAAAGGACTGCATGAACTCTCGCCAGCTTAGATGTCTGCTACGCAAGAAAGAAATGATTTGCTTTTCACTCAATCTGGCGTTGCGGTCAACCAGCCATTTAGATGCACCAACGATAAATCTGTGAACATCGTCAGTAGTGGCTGGAGTTGGTTGTCTTTGTCCATGATATTCACCTCCTTCTGTCGCCTCACGTGAGGAGGGAAGGGTATTGCCAGCAATAGTGTAAAATTCAGCACGAGAAGCTGCATCCAAGGCTGGTTTGTAACTGCGTTGATTCACAGACTTGAGGGCTTGCTGGAACACTTCATACCTGGCAACAAAATCAGCCCTTTTCTCCTCAAATTCACCTGGTAAACAATCAGACCAAAGTGACTCAAGTGCCTCAGGGAAATAGGTTGCCACTAGTGAAACAGGTGCCCCACTTCTGAGAATGGAAGCACCGATCGTGCGTAATGTCCATTCGTTCATTTGATTCACAAATGATGCATTGGTATATGAGAATTTGGTTGCAAGGCCATTCGAAGTTCTACCAGTCCTGCCAAACCGCTGGACGATGGTTGCTGGGTTTAATTTATGTAAACTTACCTTCTCAATACCATTCCTTTCATCAACTGCCGGGAGCAATGGACCACTAGAACGGGTGATGTCAGACGTTATGACCCAATCAATATCAGGTATGGTCAAGCCGACATCAGCAACAGATGTAGCAATAAAGATTTTTGCCAGTGGGTCGATAACCTTAGATTCCGATGACAATATACATGAGCGTGATTCAAAACGCACAGATAGGAAATCTGCCTGGCTTTTGTCCACAACAAATATTAAGAATTTTGCACCAGGGAACCCTTTTACAATTCGTATTATTCTTGACCGATAGTCTTGCCAGTACATTTGTTCTGTCATGCCACTAGCATCAATGGTTTCGCTCAGAGTCTCAGTGATTTCCCAAGTGCGTGCAATTGTAAGTGGGCATGTAATGTCTGCATCATCATAATTTTGGGCTGTGGGAGTGGCTGTGGTCATAACCACATTCATTTGCATGGAAAATAAGACATGCCTTAATGCTAAATAGTGCGGTTCCATGACGTGGCATTCATCCCAAATGAAGAGGTTAGATTTATTCAACCACTCACCATGGAGGAACACTTCCATGGCCGTGCAAATTATGAAACGTTGAGCTGGGTCATACACAAACCCTTCCGTAACAGGATGAGCAGGTAACCCAAATGATTGCAAATACGGGGCAAGAGTTACCACAAGTAAGGAACGTGGCACGACCATAATTATCCGGTCGTAACGTGACCAAACAGTTCTATAGATTGTGGCAACAAGGGAAGTAGATTTTCCGGTGCCTGTTGCAGCTTGAACAAGCACGGAGTTAATAGAGTTGCCAATCGACTCGATGGCATGTAAAGATTGCTTCATATTAACAGGTACTTTGGTCCACAAGACATTTAACATGTAACCCGTTGCACCCTCAATGACTTCAGATAAAGAGGGTGCCCTGATCCATAGTACCCAATCAGGCACCGTGAAATCAGGTATGAAGAATAGTAATGAGATAATCAAGACACGCCACCAGGGAACGTCAAAACGACGTACAATAGTTTGAACATGCCCATTCAAAATAAAATTGAAGGACGCTATTTTCTTGTCGACATAAGTCAACAAATTGCCCAAGTAGGTCGACTCTGAATGGTTGCACAGCAGGCAAAACAACCAATGCCTTAGCAACAGTCCGCCAGGAGTATGTTCCCTTGGCGATGACATGATTGCTGTAGAATCAGCTAGGAAGTCATATGGCGTCTTCCTTATCAGAGCGACAACTTCGGCCGGGCCAAATGCTGAATTGGCTATTTTGATCAAGTGAACAGGCCATGATAACTGGCGCCGAAACAGGCTGATCAAGTGGTTTGTATAGCCCATGTTGTAAATTGCTGGGTTCAAGAAATCTGGTATGACTGATAGAATGTTAACCACCGTGTCAGCAATACCGTCCATACTATAATCAAGGATTTGTTCACCTGGGTCCTCGACATCTTCCTCGATTATGACTGATTCAGGATTGTACCACTTTGCAAGGACTTCATTGTATGATGGCACGTGCACTGCCAGGCGCATAACCTTGCCTTTATTAGTAATGCGCACTTCCTCAATGGACGCGACGATTTTCTCGTACACATCGGGGTGATGGGCACACAAATATAAATAGGAAACTAGCCTCTTAATACGGTAATCTCTGTCAACCTTCGTATCCTTTGACGGTGCATAGGCTTTCTTGACAAGCTTGTTGACATCATGGAACACTACCCATCCAGGCACGGCAACTCCAGCAAGAATGCAAGCTGCAATATCAGCACCTGTGGGTCTGCGCCATCCTTTTGCCAAAAAGGTCATTCGCGATAACACATGTGAAGGTTCCTCATCCCTAATGCCAACACCAAATCGAGACATGGTCTTGATTATGTTGGCTGAGTTCCAAGTTGGCGGTGCAGCTTTGTGCCAAGATAACAAATGGTCGTCACCGTAATTGCTTAATTTACAGTAATGGCGGAATTCATGAGCTGAAAGGCCTGTTATCGCCTTCCAAGCAGCTAGGTAATAAATTGTTACAGCCAAAGAGTTGTCAGTCGAGGTAGACGAATGTCCAGTCGACAAACCTCCTTTCTTGCTATAAATATTGCCCGTGGATGTGGTCATCATTGGCATTTTAAGCAAGGCTTCGTAATTAGCGTCAATAAGGAAGCAAATTTTGGCATAGTCACGATGCCGTGAGAATCCCTTTTTCCTCACGCCAGCAATTATTTTCGCAACAGACGCTCCAACAGTAGAATCAAAAGCCGTGAAATCACCAGCAAAATGGTTGTCGTATGCATCATGTTCTGCTATCAACTTGCTGATATTAGCACCATTAAGAGGCATGCCAACTTTGATATTGGTGGACCAAAATTTAAAATTATGGTTCGGAAAGTAATTCCACAAAGTTGATGAGATATAATGCACAATGGGGGCACTAATAACTGTGCGGACCAAGTCATTTTCCCATTTCTTCGGCGGCAAGGCTTCACCTTTAACAGATACCCCAGCCACAGGCACAAGACCTGGGGCAACTTTAAAGGTTTTGGCCCACAGTTGGAGCATTGCAGGAATGCCTCCAATGGACTTGATAAAAGCCGACCTCTTAAGTTTTCTCCATTTGCCATTTTTGGTGATTTCTCCCCAGAATGGACCGAGGCCATACTTCTTTTCCCACTTTCTAAGGATGTGATGGAAGGGAGTGAGCTTTGAATTGCGGAAGATGTCACCCACCAGAACCATGACTTCATTAATGGAGACATCAAGCCCTTCAATAGGCAACGCTTCAAAGTAGCGGGCCAGAGATTCTAACTCATTTTCTTCTGTTGCATATTGCTCAGTCCTCTTCCAGTCTTTAGTATTGTCACGCAACCGCCACAGTTCTTTAGCAACTTGCAGGTCCAAATGTGTAACACCCTGTTTTATAGAGGTTGTGCCAATCACATGATCAATATAACTTGTGATATTCTGTGGGGCAGTAGGCTTAGCGGCTGTCACAACTGGTGCAGTGGGCCAGCCAAGATCTGATAAAATTTCTTGGGTTTCATTGATTGCATCCCTGTCGAACCTGTCTGGCAAGGACCTAATGAACTCTGGCACAGCTATTTTGTCCACTGTTTTGTTCAAATCCAATATCATGTTATTCC